GTGTTGGTTATATTGCGGGTATTGTATCCACTGATGATCAAGACCGCGAAGGGGAAACTATTGATCAAAGCGGGCTTGATTGGGATTATTTCCTTAGTTCCGGATGGTTCAATCATGAACATAGACCAGGCCCCGAAGCGGTATTAGGTCACCCTACTAAGATTGAGCGCCTAGATGATCATAGAACCCGCGTAGAAGGTGTTTTGTACCTAGCTAAACCCTTGGCCAAAGAGTGCTATGATACCGCGGTAGCAATTAAGAAGGCTAATGCTAATCGTAATCTTGGGTTTTCTATTGAAGGTGTGGTACAAATGAGAGATCCACAAAATAAGAAACGCGTACTAAAAGCTAAGGTTCTAAATGTTGCGGTAACAAGCGCACCAGTCAACCCAAATACAAATTTAGAATTGATTGCTAGATCCATGAACGCATCTATGGGATACCAAGAACCAGCGATACCAGATGCGGACGCTTCTCTAAGTGCATTAGTTCAACAAAGTATCGATAAAAAGCTTTCTAGTGCGACTTATGGGCAAAAAGAAACAAAGAAGAAAATGATTACAAAATCCAGCTTGAAGGATATGTTAAAAGATCACTTCTCTAATTGTAGCAATGAAGAGCTAGAACATATTGCTTCTTTACTCATGGAACAAGCAAAAAAGAAAAAACAATAAAGGAAGATAACAATGTTTTCATTTTACAAAGTAATACTTGATTTAATCAAAGCTAGAACGCATAAGTATGTAAGACGCGTACCAATTGGGGGAACACAAACAGGCGGTACAAAGTATAAATATTACTACCAAGAACAAGCAGGACACGGGCAAGGATTAGGGCATGAGTCTGAACTTGTCAAGGATGCTTCTTTTTCATTTGGTGAAGGTGAAAATAAGTATCATGCTCATATTAAATCTGTTGACGGTGATAAACTTACAATTGAGTACGATGATGGGGATAAAAAAGGACAAAGAGAAACATTATCTAAACTTGAGTTTCAAAATAGAATACATAAAGAACATGCTACCAGCATAGCACGATCACATGAACGAGCAAAGAAACAACTTGCTACTTTTGAACGAATGAAAGAAAAAGGTCATAAAGTTAAAGATTCTACTTTGAACAAGCTAAAAGCACAAGTAGAGAAATTTAAAGAAAACACACCTTTAACAGAATTTGAGATGGATGCTCTTGATAATTGGCAGACATTACTAAAAAAAGCACCAATGACATTAGAAAAGTTTAAAAAACAAACAAAAAAAATGAATTTTGATTCTTTAATATCTGTGAATATTAAAGAGAATTTAGATGATGCTTTAGATTACTTATTAAATGAAGATGCACAATTCAAGAATACTTTTTCATCTATATATACTGTTTTTCCTAATTTAAAAGAAATGCTAAAAAAGAAAATAAAGCAGGGATTAGGAAGTGATTTTAATATTGTTCCAAAACCTTCTTTTCCAGGATATAAAGAGACACGAGAAGCAATAGACAAAAAAGTATTATCATCTTTAAACGATAAAAAAGAAGTAAAAGATATGGATATCTACAAAGATGGCATCTTTGCGTATACCAAATACCTATTAGAAGGTTTTAAACAAGAACCTAAACTTCAAGATTATGAAGCGTTTGAGACATGGAATGATGCGAAAAAAAGAGATAGAGACACATTTTTAGAGAATAGTAGTTATTTTATTAATGCCGCTTATAGAAAAGATCCTGAAAGGGTTGCAGAAGCATATTTAAGAGAAGGATCTCTTAGAGATGAAATTAAAAATATTCCGAATATAAAACAAGTATTAATCTCTCATATAAAAAAGATGGATCATGCACCTACATATATTATGGCACAAGACAAACAAGAAGAAAGGCTATCTTTTTATGATGCGTATAAAAATAAAGATGCCCTAGATTTAAATACTTTGCCAATGCTACTTAGCTCAGACATCTTAGACTTACAATTAAATTCAGAAATACGCGAATATGTTATACCTTTTTATAAATCCTTCAGATTCACAAGTTGGCATAAAACTTTATTGAAATCCATAAAAAGATAAAAGCTAAAGTAAGCATCCCAGTTTCAAAACAATAACCAAGCTTAAAAAAGTTACCCAGAAGCAAGTAAATAAATAGTAAAAGATTGAAAAAAACTTTTATTTTGTTTCAAATGATAGATGAATAAGGAGATTTTTATGAACGATCTAATCAAACACTTAGTAAATAAGGGTATGAGTGAAGCAGAAGCACAAAAATTAGCTGATGGATTCACCGCTGATTCTGTTGAAGCAGACGCTTTGAGCGATGCTATTCAAGCGCTTTCTAAGGCAATGAACACCGATAACAGCGATAAGCTTGTTAAAGGTAAAAAAGTAGTCAAAGCCAAAGAAGAAGATGAAGATGATTCTATGGATGGTTCCAGTAGCGAAGATATGTTTGCGGAACAATCCATGGATGAAGACGATGAAGACAGTATGCACAAGGCGCTTGAATCTATGGCTAAAGGAACAGATATGATCCTTGAAAACATGGATAAACAATACAAAGCGATGATGAAGGCCTTGGATGCTTGTTTGAAGGAAATGAAGGGTATGAAGAATGTTAATGGCAAAGTTGAAGAGATGGAAAAGAGCATCAACAAAGCTTTATTAGCACCTATTCCCCCAAGAGCCGTTAATTTTAGCGCCGTTCCATACACTGAACCAGCACAAGCAAAAACCACCGTTACAAGAGGCGATGTTATCTCTAAAGCAATGAACATGATTCAAAGCGATAGTACTGATATGGTTCGCAAGTCCCAGCTTTTCACCGCTATTTCTAAACTTGAAAGCGGTGTAGATGCTATCAAGGTCGCTCAAGATTACAACATTGATTTAAGCAAATAATAGGAGAAACATAGTATGTTTAATTTACCTCAAGCAAATAGCTTTGTATCCACCGCGGAATTAGCAGCATTGAATGATGCACTTAGAAAAAGCGCCACCGTTGGTTATCAAACCCCAGCCGTAACCACCGGCGCAGACAATGGTAGCCTTTCCCCATTAGTTCCACAAAGTATCGAAAACTTATTATCTAGCGCTACTTATACACTCAAAGAATTAGCTTTGTGGCCTAGACTTCCTAAGGTTAGCGTAACTAATACAGTACATGAATATTCAGTAATCAAGGATCACGGTTTAGATTTAGATCCATTTATTACCGAAGGTTCAGCCGGTGTTACTAACAAGTCACAATATGAACGCAAATCTGTAAGAATCAAGTATTTAGCTGAAAGACGCGAAGTAAGCGATGTAGGTACATTGGTAGGCTTAGTAGGTTCTGAAAGCAATGCAATTGCGCTTGAAACAGAACGCGGTACTTTACGCCTACTTCAAAAGCTTGAACGCTCATTGTTCCATTCAAAAGAAAGTGTAAATGATATTTTCTTTGATGGTATCGTTACACAAATCGAAAATTATAACAATGGTTCAAACACCTTTGATGCACGCGGTAAAGCACCAACCCCAAGACTTTTACAAGAGATCTTAGGTAAACTCTATGGCGCTCCTTTATTCGGTCGTCCAGATGCTATTTATGTTGAACCTAGAATCCATGCAGAATTAATTAAATTTGCAGTTCAATTCGGTAGACATGATCAATTGAGCATTAGCGCTAATTCAAATGCGATTACCTATGGCGCTACCAGTCAAATCAACATTCAAGGTCCTGTCGGTCCTGTTCCTGTTGTTGCAGCACCATTCCTATTTAATTCTTATACCGCTCCCGCTTCAGGTTCTACCACCACAGGCGCGCCAAGTGCTCCTACACTTACAAGTGCAGTTGTTGCCGCTGATTCAGCTTCTCAATTTGTTGCAGGTGATGCCGGTGATTATTTCTATAAGGTTGTTGCCGTTAATAATAGTGGTTATAGTGCTCCAGTTGCTTCCGCAGCTAAGACCATTGCAGCCGGTGATAAAGTAACTTTAACTATTGCTCAACAAGATTCCGCAGTATACTTCAAGATTTATAGAACTGAAGTTGATGGCGCGTTGGGTACTGAAGTTCTTATTGATGAAGTCAAGGCTACTTCTGGTGGCGCTACTGTTTGGGTTGATAGAAACGAAAATATCCCCAATTCTAGCAAGATTGTATTTGTACAACATGATCAATCCATCATGGAGTTTGCAAAGCTTCTTGATTTCTTCCGTCGCCCATTGGCTGAAGTTGCTACAACAAAGCCTTTCTTACTCATGCTTTTTGGCGCTCCTATTGTTAAAGTGCCTTCTAAGTGTTGGGTTGTGAAAAATGCTAAGGTTTCTTCTACTCTGATTGAAACCATGTAATTTTCATAGAAAAATAAAGTAGGTTATCTATTTTATTTGGTATAATTAGCCAAGATCAAATCTTGTGCTAACAATTTTTAGTTAGCACTACTTATAGGAGTGTTAACGATGGCGAATGATTATTCAATATATGATGTAATTACTAAAGAGTGGCTTCAAAATACCTTCTTAATGGGCGTTGATTTAACGCTTGATGATGGGTCACCTTTTAGTGATATGGCTTTTAAATTAGCAGTGGAGACTTCGATTAGGCATATTGAACAAGATATAGGGATAAACATAGTTCCATTTAGCACCGTGCAAGAGAAGCATGATGCAGAATTACAAAATAGGTTATCTTATTGGCCTTTTAGGTTGGATTGTAGACCCTTGATCTCTTTGGATCAAATTAGGATTCGTTTAGGTAGCTTTCAACCCGTGGAAATCCCTAATTCATGGGCGAGAATTGTAGCGCCAATGCATGGGCAATTGCATTTGATCCCCAGTCAAGAAAGCATATCTAGTTATTTCTTTCAAAGTGGTATGCCTATTCTTGGTAACTTCAATATTTACTATGAAGCTAAGAGCTATATACCAGGCTATTTTGAGTTTAGTTACACCGCGGGTTTTGAATCCAGAAAAGGAAGTGTAACAATTCCAGCGGGGCAAACAGAAGCAAGGGTTACTTTGTCCCCTATGGTGTTGATGAAGTACAGCGTAACATTAACACCCCCTACAGGAGTAACAGCTAAAACCTTTGCTTTTGGTCAAGAGGGGTTTAGTGTATCCATTCCCCAAGCTAGAAGTGAAGATACAACGATCACCTACTTTTTAGATACATTACCAAGTAACATTAAGCACATGATCGGTTTAAAATCCGCGTGTAACTTCATTCTACAAGTAGCGGGTGATTTGATTTTGGGCGCGGGTATTGCGTCAAGTTCAATTGGGATCGATGGGTTAAGCCAGTCAATTCAAACCACCTCTTCAGCGATGTATTCTGGTTACTCATCTAGAATAGATTACTATGAAAAACAATACGAGTCTTTGCGCGCAGCAGTGAAAGCGGAGTATCGTATTACTAGCTTTGGAGCGATATAATGACAACAATAAACCCAAGAGTACCATCTAAATTAAGACCCCGCGTAGATTGGTTAAATGAAGAGTTTAGAAAGCAATTTTTCACTAGATCCGTTTTAGTAAATTGGGAAATGTGTAATGAATGCCCTTGTTCAAACACGGGCGCGGAACTTGATCTTGATTTACAAGCGTATACAGGCGTTGAAGTAGAGAAAAAAGGTGAGGTTCGTAGCGATTGCCCACTATGTAAAGGGATTGGCTATTTCTGGCATAGTAAACAAGAAACAAGAGTGATTATCACAAGCGCGAGTAACGATGAATCAAGATTCCATGAATATGGGGAATACGCGCGGGGAATGGTCAATATTACTTTGCTTCCTGAAACATTGCCTTCATTTGGTGATCGATTTACAATGGTTGATAGTAGCATCATCTTCAAAGAAACCAAGATGCGAAAAAGCGGGGTGCTTCAAAGTTTGAGAAATCCTATTGTTCCCAGATTGCTAGACACCCAAGGCGGGGCAACAACCCTAAGGGTTCTTAATTTACAAGTTGCAAATATTTCAGGGTTGGCAGATCCTACAAAGTCACTTATTGAGGGAACTGATTTTGATGTTACCGAAGATGGCTTGATTGACTTTACAAAAGGGGATGCTTTGGGTACAACCCCCGCCGTAGGTGCTAGATACTCAATTAGTTATTACGGGCATCCTAGATATTATGTTGCTGATAATCCCCATACTCACAGAGATTCAAGGTATGTAAGGAAATCAACACAAGAACAAATTAGATTGATGCCTGTTCAATGTAAAGCAACACTTGAATTTATGGGACTTGGTTTAAATGGATGATAATATAAAACTTGTATATTCCCAGCTTATAGACAAGCTTGGATTAACCAAAGAAGGCATGAAAAAGAAAGCTGAAGCGTTGGCTGATGCGATCCTATTAGAATGGACGGTGGAAGCGAGAAGTGCGATTAAATCTCAATCTGTTATGGATGCTTATGTAAAATCGTTATCAATCAAAAAGGCAACAAATAAACAAGTACAAGTAAGTTTAACACCAAAAGGGCAGGGCGGGACTTTGGCGCTTATGTATGAACTTGGTATGGGTCCGAATGGTATTGGTTCAAGTGGTCCGTATGATATGCGCGTTTTTATGCTCAAAGAAACCACTAGAAACATAAGAAGAGATAAGAAGGGGCAATTATATTTAAATGTTCCTTTTAAACATAGCGCAAAAGCAATCAAGGCTAGAGGTGATGAACATGTACTTAAACAAGCTAAAAAGTTGGCACCCAGATTCACAGCCAACGCCCCCCAAGTTTCAAGGGATGGCAATATCAAAGGGAGTAAAGGGGATAGATTACCGCGGGGATTAGTTCCCAAGATGAAAGCGCATCATACAACAGATATTTATGCGGGTATGGTTCGCCTAGCTTCTTCATACTCAAGGAAAAAAGACGGTAAAGCAGTAGTACAAACAAGCGGGTATATGACTTGGCGACGCATGACAATGAATCAAAAACCACCTAAATGGGTTCATCCTGGTATTCAACCCCTGTTCTTACATAAGAAAGTATATGACTCTTTACCTACCATCATAAATAGGATTTTTAGCAATGTTTGATCTACATCTATTAAGTATTTTAGCAAATGGTTTTAAGTTCTATGTGAACAATAAACCAGCGTTTAAAAAGTTATTTCTTGGGATATCCGATTCAACCCTTGAACAATGGTATTCACTAGTAACCCAGCAATTAC